AATGAAGATGCTCAAGCGTAAAGACAAGAAGGTGTTTTCCCGAACCGCCGCCAAGTCCAAGAAAATTAACATTGCTCCTAAAATTTTCCGTGGAGGTATCCGGCTATGAGTTCTGTTTCTGTTTGTGTTGATGGTGTTCCCGTGGCTGTTGTTCCTTTTTGGATGATTAAACATGCCGTTAAGGATGCTATTGCTAAGTATTCTGGTAAGAAAATTATTGTGGAGGTATTATGATATGATTACTGGTATTTATGCTATCAAGGACGCTAAGTCTACGTTCATGACTTGCACCGTTGATGTCAATGATGCTACTGCTGTCCGTAACTTTGAACATGCTGTTAGACAGCCTGATTCCCTGCTTGCTTCGCATCCCAACGATTTCGCTTTGTATAAGCTCGCTACCTACGATAATGTCGGCGGCTATATTGAGCCGCTTAACCCCCCTCGCCAGCTTTGTGACGCCGCCCAGTGCATTGTAAAGGAGTGACAATATGGAGTTTAAAACTCAGTATGATGCTCGTGACCGCGTTTTTTCTGATCCCGGTTCTCCTGAGCATATCACCTATGCCGGCCACTATGACGAAAAAGGCCGTGTAGTCCTCGAAGAATCTGGCCGTGAAAATCTGTATGATTATATTCAGTCTTATGCAGAAAGCTGTGATATCCACGTTCTCATGAAGCGTTACGCCAATGGCGATGTAGACGCTTTGTCTCAGAAGCAAGGTTTCTATGGTGACTTCCTCGACTTCCCGAAGACCTATGCCGAAGCCCTCAACCACATGAACGAAATGGAGCGCCAGTTTATGGCTCTGCCTGTGGAAACTCGTGAGAAGTTCGGCAACAGCTTTACTGAGTTTCTTGCCGCTTCTGGTGAAGCTGATTTTCTCGACAAGCTCGGTATTAAGGCCGAAGAGCCTAAAGAGGTTACACCCGCTATTCCGGTAAAGGAGGAAGTTAAAGAATGAACAGAAATACCGAATCTCATTTCAGTTTGTCCCCCCATGTAGATATCTCTCGGTCTCGCTTTGACCGCTCTGCATCCCTTAAGACCTCGTTCAATGCCGGTGACGTAGTCCCTTTTTTCCTCGAAGAAGTGTTGCCCGGCGATACCTTCAGCGTAGATACATCCAAGGTTGTCCGTATGCAGACTTTGCTCACCCCTATGATGGACAACGTCTATCTGGATACCTACTATTTCTTTGTTCCCAACCGTCTTGTGTGGGATCACTGGAAGGAGTTCTGTGGTGAAAACACTGAATCTGCATGGATTCCGCAAACTGAGTACACTATGCCCCAGATTACAAGCCCAGTTAATACAGGATGGAGTGTTGGAACTCTTGCTGACTATTTTGGTATCCCAACTGGCGTTGCTGGTCTCTCTGTGTCTGCTTTGCCCTTTAGAGCTTATGCCCTGATTATGAACGAGTGGTTCCGTGACCAGAACCTCCAAGACCCTCTTGTTGTGCCTACGGATGATAGTACCGTGGCCGGTGTCAACTCTGGTACATTCGTGACAGATGTGGCCAAGGGCGGTAAGCCCTTTATCGCCGCTAAGTACCACGATTATTTCACTTCTGCGCTTCCTGCGCCGCAGAAAGGCCCGGATGTTGCAATACCTGTTGCTCAGGCTGCAAGCTATCCTGTTTATCCTTTGGCTCAGTCTGTTTCTCCTTCTGGTGCTGATTCTCTGAAGTGGCAGAATAGAGATGGTTCTAAGTTCACTTATAATTCTTCTCAGTATGGTGTTTTTGGCCTTAGTTCTGCTTTTTCTGATGGTGCTTCTGCTTCTGATAGCACTACTTTGAAACAGGTTGAAGTAGGTCCTAATGCTGTTTATGATGTTATTCCGGCTAACCTTTGGGCCGTTGCTGACGGTAACGCCGCCGCCGCTACCATCAATCAGTTGCGCCTTGCTTTCCAGATTCAGAAGTTCTATGAACGGCAGGCCCGTGGCGGTTCTCGTTATACGGAAGTTGTTCGCTCTTTCTTCGGTGTGACTTCCCCGGATGCTCGTTTGCAGAGACCCGAATATCTCGGCGGTAACAGAGTTCCTATTAATGTCAATCAGATTGTCCAGCAGTCCGGCACGGAATCTTCCGGCACGCCGCAAGGTACCGTTGTTGGTCAGTCTCTCACCACCGACAAACATTCCGACTTTACCAAGTCTTTCACAGAGCACGGCTTGATCATCGGCGTTATGGTCGCTCGTTATGATCACACTTATCAGCAGGGCTTAAACCGCCTTTGGTCTCGCAAGGATAAGTTTGATTTCTATTGGCCCGTTTTTGCTAACATTGGCGAACAGGCTATCAAGAACAAGGAAATCTTTGCTCAAGGTACGGACAAGGATAATGAAGTTTTCGGCTACCAAGAAGCTTGGGCCGAATATCGTTACAAGCCCAATATGGTCACCGGAGAAATGAGGTCTGCTTATGCGCAGTCTTTGGACGTTTGGCATCTGGCTGATGATTACAGTACCCTTCCTTCTTTATCTGATTCATGGATCAGAGAGGACAAGGCAAACATTGATCGTGTTTTGGCTGTCACATCTGCTGTTAGTAATCAGTTTTTTGCTGACATCTACGTGAAGAACTATTGTACCCGGCCCATGCCCATGTACAGCGTCCCCGGCCTGATTGATCACCACTGATTTATAGAGGGGGCTTCGGCCCCCTCTTGTTTTTTCTGAAAGGAGTTGTTATAATGGCATTTGGTACCACTACTTCCGCTTACGAAATGGATGGTGTCGGAGCCGTCCCGGCTGTTAACCGTGCCGCCGATCAGATTGCCGGGTTGAAAGGTGTTGCACAAGCTAATAGTGCTTTTAATGCTGAGCAGGCAAAAGTGCAACGTGATTGGACAGAGCAAATGACTGCAAAGCAGATGGATTTTAACGCCGCTGAAGCCGCTAAGAATCGTCAGTGGCAAGAAATGATGTCCAATACTGCCCATCAAAGAGAAGTCCGTGACCTTATGGCCGCTGGCCTTAATCCTGTTCTTTCCGCTATGAATGGTAACGGCGCCGCTGTTGGTTCCGGTGCGACCGCTTCAGCGTCTCTTGGAAGCGGTTCTAAGGCCGATGCAGATACGTCCACGTCTGGAGCTATTGCCAATCTGCTCGGCTCTATCCTGAGTGCTCAGACGGCGTTACAGAGCGCAAATATTAACGCCCGTACACAAGAAGCCGTTGCAGACAAGTACACTGCTATGGAGCATATTGTTGCTCAGATCGCCGCCGCCGCTGGTATCCAGCAAGCTGGCATTCATGCCGGTGCCACCAGGGATGCCGCCGCTATGAGTTCTTCTGCCACCCGGTATGCCGCTGGTCAGGCTGCTTTAGCGTCTATCTTTGGTTCTTCGGTTAATTCTGCTGCTACTCGGTATTCTGCTGATCAACATCTTTCTGGTACAAAGTATGGAGCAGATAAGTCTTATGACGCTTCCAAGTATGCTTCAGATATCAATTGGGATAAGGCCGTTCACTTTGGTAACGGTAGTCTTTTGAATCAGGTTGCCGGTAATATTGGTTTGTCGCTTGAAAGTCTTTTAAAAATGATTGGAGGTTAAATATGGAAAGTATCATCATGGTTTTGTCTTTGTCCGTAGTTGCGGCCGCTACTCTAAAAATCATAAAAGAAATTTTTTCTTAAAAAGCGGCGTTAGCCGCCAAAAGAGACCCACGGTTTAAACGCCGTGGGTCTCCGACTGTACGTCCATTTACATTAGGCGTACACTCAGCACAGTTAACTCTCTTGATGTTAACTGTGCTGAGTGACACCAAAGGTCACTTTGCGTGTCATAGTAGAAGTTGCTTGCACATGTCTAGAACGTATGCAGTATTTCAAGATAAAATGTTTAGTAGGAGACCCCCGTAGGATACAAGTTCCTAAAAAATAATAGAAAATAAAGCCTAAAATTTAATGGTAAATTGAAATAGAAGTATATTCTTGGTTTCGTGCACATTTGTGCATTTAGCCTAGAACTAGGCCGAAATCTTTAGTAAATAAGCAAATTGATATTTTTGTTCAATCGTACTATTATTACCTTATAGGAGGTGATTTTTTTATGCGTCCTCGCTTGGTTCGCTACTATGGCCCTGATTACGATAATTTGAAACATGGTCGTGTCTATCAGGTTCAGTGTCTTTACTCCCATGGCTTCATGCTCATTGATGACTACCATGAACAGGCGTATGTATACGCCGGAAATTGTGAGGTGCTATGAGTGCCTTGTTATCATCCCATTTACGCCGTCCGTATCGGCACTAAGGAAAACGGAAAAGCTGAGTTAAAAATGCTTGGCTATACTCCGGATGACCGTGAAACTTATGTTGAATGGCACAACCATCGCTATCCTCGTTCTGCTCTCGTTCCACTGCCATGTGGTCAGTGTATCGGATGCCGTATTGACTATTCAAGGCAATGGGCAAATCGTTGTTTGCTTGAACTTAAGTATCATGATTCCGCTTGGTTCTGCACTTTTACCTATGATGATGACCACGTCCCTCGTACTTATTACCCTGATCCTGAAACTGGTGAAGCTATTCCAGCTTTGACCTTACAAAAGCGTGATTTCCAACTTTTGATGAAACGTATTCGGAAGAAATTCGATAATGATAAAATTCGGTTCTTCATGTCCGGTGAGTATGGTTCACAGACGTTTCGACCTCATTATCACGCCATCTTGTTTGGTTTGCATCTTGACGATCTTCATCCCTATAAGACCGTTAAAGAAGGTGGTGAATACTACACTTACTACAACAGTCCCTCGCTTCAAGAGTGTTGGCCTTATGGCTTTGTAGTTGTTGGTGAAGTCACTTGGGAATCCTGTGCTTACACTGCTCGCTACGTGATGAAAAAGCTGAAAGGAAAGGAAGCTAAGTTTTATGCAGACCACAATATTCAGCCTGAGTTTACGCTCATGTCCCGAAAGCCTGGAATTGCGCGTGCATATTTTGATGAAAACCCTGATTGTGTTGAAAAACAGTATATCAACGTTTCTACGCCGAAAGGCGGAAAAAAGTTCCGTCCGCCGAGGTACTATGACAAACTCTTCGATATCGAATGCCCAGAAAAGTCCGCAGAGTTAAAAGCCCTTCGTGCTAAGCTGGCTCAACAGGCCATGGAAGCCAAATTGTCTAATACGTCTCTCGATTCTTACGAACTGCGGGACGTTGAAGAAGAAAAACAGTCCAACCGTTTAAAATCTTTAAGGAGGAATTTGTAATGAAGATGCTCAAGCGTAAAGACAAGAAGGTGTTTTCCCGAACCGCCGCCAAGTCCAAGAAAATTAACATTGCTCCTAAAATTTTCCGTGGAGGTATCCGGCTATGAGTTCTGTTTCTG